CAATTTGCCAACTGTCATACCCTTATTTGTTCGGGCATGCTTCAAAGCGCAAAACCAAACCTCATGCGCATCAGCAATCGACGAATAAACATCGTCCATTGAATCGCAAAATTCGCGACTGCTGCGCTCGTCCGGATCAGCAGACAAAAAGCGAACTACATCAGCACGCGAAGCAACAGCAACGGCATGCTGATAAACGTCAAGAAAAGCCACATCGTCAAAAGACAAATTTTTCATTTTGCAATCTCCTGTAATTTTTTAAATGCTGCCTGTGCTTCTTCTAAGGTTTTACAATCTGTTTCGTATTGCTCATTTGGATCACCCCAATGGTCTTCAATGTAATACGCTGCAAGCACCAAACCCATTTCTATATCTTTTAATAATTCTTTCATTTCTCTATCCTTTCTGTTGTTACTGATCTAACGTAAGCTTTTGAAAACACAATCGAGCCGGTGAAAATAGAAGGCATGACATAACTGTCATACCCATGCTCGGCCATGTAATCGTCCGCATCATTGGCAAGCATAAATAATCGCTCGTCGATTGAATGAATAACCACCATCGGCTCTAAATCATCATGGCCAACATTGAAGCTGCCATGAGTCATTGAACCAAACCAAACGTCTGTGCGTTCCATCTCTCTATCCTTTCTAAGCACCGGATCAAGCACCGGCATCGCCAGTATAGCAAGGTTTCGACACCTTGCAACACTTATTTACATTTATTTTACTAAACCTAGGGTTTCCTCTAGTTCCACCCAAGGCATGCCACGCGATGGCCAACATTTGAAGGGCTCAAGCTTTATGCCGTGTGCCGCCAAATCCATAGCATCGCGCCCATGGTACAAACGAATGGTCGAGGGGCGTAGTGTATTACCCATGTCAAGAACAAGAATGAAGCAAGGCCGTTCCTTGGCAGCATGCCGAGTCATGAAGGCAATCTGATGCGGACGCAGCCCCACTTTCAAGCCCTTGGCAATCACTTTCAATTCAACAAGCACAAAGCGATCCCCGACACCAATCAGCATGTCAGGGATACCAAGGTTGACGCGATTCTCAATGCGTTCAATCGAGCAATTAGGCAAGGCAGCTTTGACCCTAGCCGAAAACCTAGCTTCAGGTGTCATCTGATCCCCCCAAATCTCGCTCAAAGATGTCAAGCGGAGGCTGCTCCACTCCGGCATCGAATTCAGGATCTTTTTCACGTGCTGCACTTTCAATCACCACTCCGGTGTCCGCATCGATTAAGGCGGTAGGTGGTGGGCCACCATACAGCTTTTTAAGCTCATCAAGCTTGCGCTGCACCTCTTCCTTGCTCATGCTGTCAATCGTGCCATGGCGGATCTCTTTGCGCTCCACATAGATCGTTCCCAAGGCTTGGCCTCTACGATACTCTGCTTGGACGGCTGCAGCAAATGCACCGGCATCCAAAGCTTTATCGCGAATGACTTGCAAATCGCGCATATGGCGCTCATAGGACGTGTTGTACTTGGAAGCCAATTCAGCACGATAGGCCTGAATGGCCGCTACAACGTGCGGATTGATGTCAGGGTGGGTAAGCTTCCAAGCCATCACAGAAGCGCTGGTGGCCTTGTATCCGGCCCTTATGGCTGCCTCTTTCATGGTCACCCGTCCATCGCCACTCACAAGCTCGGTAACAAAGGTCCATTCCTTAGGCGTAAGCTTCCTGCGCTGCTGACGCAACGGGGCCACTTCTGTGGTCATGCGCTTGCGCGCTTTGTCCGGCATAACCGGTGGAACGTTGTAGACGTCTTTCTTGGCCATTAGCTGATTCTCCACAAGCGCCAACCATTGTCCACCTTGCGTAGCGTGAACACCCATTTGGGCTGATGCACTCGTGTGAAACGAAGGGCAGCCACTCTGCAGCTTTCAGCTTGCTTGCGCACGCCAAACAAGATGCTGTCGCCTGCTTCCATTTCCCCAAAAGGATATTTGGATCGATTGGTTGGCAGGGCTATCCCCTGATCAATGTGTACCATGCTTAACTCCCGTAAAAGAACTACCACGAGTATAACGAGTGTCAACCAAAGAGTCAATCCAAAAAAGCAAATCAGGTTCCCTATAGAACTTTTGGAGGGTGTAGTGTGTTTTTATTTTTTCACTTTTCATCTCGCGGAGCCCCCCTGAAAATATTACATTGAATCTCCAGACGTAATTTGCCGAATGCTCGTAACGTATTGATTTCATTCAATTCTTACACCATTACGTCTATTACGCCAAATCTCACAAAAATAAAAAAAAAAACATACCTTACCCCTAAAAGGTCTATAGCACCTAAACCAAAGTATTACTTTTTGAGCCATTTTCACCCCTTTTTACCCTCGGTCCGCGGTCCAATCCCCCTCCACCAAAACACACTGTATATCCACCCAGTACCATAATGCATCACACTAAAACCCCAAAACCTAGGGAAAACCCCTAAGAAATAGTACATCTTAAGTAATTGACCTAACTGGATAAAAGCATGATAATAACCCTGTCCACTTAGATAAAAGACGGACAAATACCATTAACAAAGAAAGGATAGTGATATGACTAAACAGACGGACGCTACAGATAAAGACATCGCACAAATCATGGACGATGCGCAGGTTTTGCTTAACTTCTGCTCAAATACTTTTGCCAAACCATCGGAAGCGTGGTTCGCGTGCCTTGTCTCCTCAGCCATTTTGACAGCAGAATTAAGTGTGCCCTTGGAGAAGTTTTTGGAAGGTTTTGAGCATGCTTATAACGATGCGATGAAGGCCAAGAATGCAATGAAGGGACCATCCTATGATCACTAATGCAAACGATTTTATTTCTGTCAATCGGATTAATCAGCGCTTGACTCCGTTTAACACGGGGAAGGTGCAGATTGGTTTGTTGTACCAACCACCGCCTCCTGAGATGACGTATTCCGAGGAGATCATTCAGGCAGCGTTGTTGGGTACGGGATCGATTCACCAACCGGCACCTGCGTGGCCCGTGATCCTTGGTTCTGCCTTGTTGGCAATTCTTTTAATAACTTTGATCGGATAACAAATGCACGTTACAGAAACTATTTTTACGATATTGAAAGGATAACCATGTACGAATTCTTGTATGAATGTGACGAGCTTGGATTGGCGCTTAAGTGCTTCTTTGAGTATGAGCCGGCAGAGGTTGGCTCTGTGGAGCCTATGTCCGGTTTGAAGTTGGAGCCGGACTATCCGGAGGTGTGGACATTGGTTTCTGTGTTCTTGCCTAACAGTTCTGTTGACTTGAGCGGGGTTTTGCATCCGGATGTGATTTTTCGGATTGAGCAGGATGCGCCTATTTATTTTGAAGAGATGAGGAACGTTGTATGAAAAATAACCGGACATTTGTAAATGAGCCCGCGTTTCCGAATGAAGGGTTTAACGGATGGGGCGAACCATTCCAAGGGATGGATTTGCGCGATTACTTTGCTGCAGCCGCTATGCCTGTATTGGTGGCTAATTTTTTGGCGAAGGATTTGGACGCTACTGATCCTCACGGGTGGATGGAAGGTTTGTCGATGGATGCATATTCCATGGCCGATGCCATGATTAAACAAAGGAGCGAGAAATGACTGAACAAAGAGAACTGGAACTGCTGCGGCCATATGTTGCCGCTTGCGGGGAGTTTGTTACTAAGAATGCTGCATTGGAAAAGCAATTGAAAGCAATAGACCGGCTGCTGCTTGATGTGCTGATGGGTGACATTGATCCCATGCAGGCCATGATCAATCGTCAGAAGATAAAGGACGAGCATGAGGCGTGAACACACACCAGAGGACGTTCAAAAGATTGTGGACGGGTTTCGGCCTGATTGCCACAAATGCGTGAACCGCGATCCTTTGCCCATGACGCATCACATTCAATGCTTGGAGCCCAAGGCTTTGATCTCTGGTAATGCACGTGCTGCACAGAAGGGTTGGTTCCATTGGCCGTGGAACTTTGACCCTATTTGGTTGGAAGAGTGCAATAAGTATGAGGAGAAGGCATGAAACCAATAGCATGGTACGACCCAACTAACGGCATGGTCAGCACAGACAAAGACAGCCCTTTGTTTACACCGCTTGGTCAGGTGTGGCCTTTGTATACAAATCAAGAGCAAAAGCCTGTTCAAGTATCACCGCTTGAGTTTGTTGAGATGGTGATGGAGAAAGAACATTTAGTTGGCAAACCAATCTTTTGGGCTGAGTGGCCTAACAAGGAGAAGAAATGAAAAGAACCACTTGCCCCAATGGAATGGTCGATACTTGTTGTGAAAATTACGACGATTGCACCCTTAGTTATTACGACAAGGATGCTGAAATTAAACGCCTCAACGAAAAGATTGAGTTTCTTGCTAGAACCAATATGCTGTACAGCGATTGGGAGCACCGCGAAACACAAGTCACAAGCGATTTAATCCGCAAAGGTATTGAGGAACACAAAATCAATGCTGAGTTACGAGCAGAGATTGAACGTCTTAAAAAGCGCACATGGACTGGGCTGACGGATGGTGAAGTAGACAAGATGATTCTTCTCATGGGTTTTCCACCTGATTGGATAACAGAAAACGCCATCGTTAAAAATATTGTTCGTAATTTGGAAGCCAAACTCAAGGAGAAGAACGGATGACCACATACAAAGAACTAGGTGAGTTGATGCGCAATTTGCCCACGGATGAAACATGGCTGCCACTGTTTTTGGGGCGGCTTAAAGAGAAGGATCCCGAGATCTATCGATTGATGATGGAACAGGCAAAAGACAAGCTCAAGGAGAAAGACGGATGAGAGTCAGAAAGGTAAGGAATGAGAACAGGGTAGGCAAGATGACTTTGTCGGCCACGGAAGTGGCGCTTGCAAAGAAGATTGGCATATCGGTCGAGAAGTATGCCAAGAACTGCCTTGTTTTGATTGCCAAGAAACGCAGATGGAAATGGTTTTTTAACAGGGAGAACAAATGAGTTACATCGTGGCATCACTGCCGCCCATGAAGTGTTTTGTGAAGCGTGAGTTTCTGTACAACGATCACAAGGGCCACGGTGAGTTGGAGCCGGCCATTTGGGTCAGTCTTAAGGCGCTGCGCGGTCAGGTATTCAGGATTGAATCCCTGCTGCCTAACTACGGGGCGCTGTATGACAAGCTGCCGATCCATGCATATGTGTGGCTCGCGGACCATGGTAATTTGCCCATTGACACTTTGCAGTTATGGGATTGCATGGGCTATCAATTCACCATTGTTGAAAAGATTGGCCTGCGCAATCTTGGCGTGAAGTTTTTGGGTAAGGACAAGGAATGGCATTTTGGCAGGTACTTATTCACTGTGGACTTTTGTGCTGACGGGATGGAGTTGGACACGGGGTTTACGGAGCAGGCCGAGGAGCACAAGAGCTTTAACTTTATGGCCTTGGACAACGGTCAGTTTGCCTGTCAGCCCAACAATCGGTGCCTCTGGTATGACCAGAGTTTGATACCTGCTGAGACGAAGTTTCCTGACTTCCAAGCTGCGCAGAGGTTGTGGACAGTGGACGGCACGCGCAAATGGTCCGCGGGCGACGATTGGTTTTACAACATAGAGGAGAAGAAATCATGACCGACTGGACAAGTGAGGAGGACGAAGCTTTCAACGCTGTTGAAAAGCACAGCAACCTTGGCAAGCAAATCCTGCGGGACATCGAGGGGCAGCCGTACTACTACGATATTTTTGTATCGGTATCGCAGCGCAACGCGGTCCTTGAAGAGGTGGCCAAGGAAATTGAGAAGATGAAAGCTTTTGGCCCAGATACCATAGGCAGTTTTACTGTACACATCAGGAATATGAAAAAGTGAGTTTTACAACCAAACACTTGCAATTGGGGAGCAAACAGCATTTGCATAAATATCAACTTTGTAATAAATGTGAAGAGATGAGGCCACCGGAAGGTGGAATTCAAATGAGTGCAGCAAGATGGATATGCGCTTGCTGTTGGACCAAACGAGTAACAACGAGGAACCTTGTACAACATGCCAAGACCAAAACCACCAGAACCACTGAGAGGAAGACAGGTGAGGATGTCTGATAGACATTGGATGATTCTCAACCAATTAGGCGGAGCGGAATGGCTCCGGAATTTGTTAGATAAGAAGGCACCGATGCCTAAGAAATATTATGAAGTCTTTAAAACATCACAAGAAGCTGCAACCCCAAGAGCAGCCCCAAAAACCTTTGAGTCAA